CTTTGGACACATTAAATTACCATTTTCCCCCAATTAATATAGTAATCTGTCAGATAATTCTTTTTACTTGACATTCTAATCTATCTATGATTCAAATTAACAACCACACAATAACAAAATAAATAAATCTCTACTTATTGAAGAAAAAGACTATACAAACTAATAATCCTGTGATATAATAAGTATATAAGATAAAGGAAAACAAAACAAGGAGGAAATTAAAAATGATTAAAACAAACGAAATGGTAAAAGCTAAAATGGAGGTTATTAACAAATTCGATAACATAGAGGGTTGCAAAGTAATCTTAACAGTAAATGAATACAATAACGAATTCGTAATAGAAGGCGATACATGGAACGAAGACGGTGACTATTTAACAGACTTCGAACTATCACACAAGTTCACAACATGGAAACAAGCTTCAATGTCTTGCAACATGCTAGCAAACAAACTAGCAAAGGAAGACTTTGCAGAAGTTACATACGCAAGATAAGGAGCTGAAAAGCTCTTTTTTATTTGTTCAAAACGGATCAGCCTACAAATATTAAAAAACAAATTATTATTTTATTGAAGAAAAAGACTTCACAAAACAACAAATTCATGTTATAATAAATTATAGAGTTAAGAACAACAAACAAGGAGGAAACAAAAATGGTCATGGTACAAGTTGCAATTTTCGGACTTATAACAGTAGGTATTTTATTATTAGCGGTATTGATTTCTTCAGCAGGTGACAATAAAAACAACTCATTCAAGCAAGCTGTACATAACCAAAATTTGTATAACGAAATGCAAATGAATTTCTTGCTTAATTCAGTTGAAACTGATTTAACTAATCAACGTATTGAAGAACAAGTATCTTTCGAAATACAATACCCACAAGGTTTAAACAAATACGACGATACAGCACTTGACATGTTCGCTCACAACAATATTCAAATTCCTGTTGAAATCATGGAAAAATTATCATATAATAATAGTAGTTCAACTGAAGAGGCTATAAAGTTTATCAACATCCAACGTCAAAACATGATTAAAGAATTACAAATGAAAATGGTATAAGGAGAAAACATCATGACAAACATCGAACTATTAAAACAAAAACTATATCCTGTAGGAAAGGGTATATTAAGACCATTATCACTATTAATATTCCTATATATCACCGGCTACATATTATCAATAGGTTTCACATCATGAAATCATTAGAAGAACAACTCCAAGATACATACAACTTATTAACAGAATGGAGCAAACAAAAATAATGGATATACTAACACTTACAGAAGCACTCATCGAACTATCAAGAAAATACAGAGATGGAGAGGCTACACTACAACAAACGGTGGAAATCGAAAACTTGTTATATGAATTACATAACATTTGGAAAGGGAAACAAAATGCAAAACAACGAAAAGTATCTTAATGAGTTAAAGAAAGCACGTGAGAAATACATGGTATCAGATTTTCCGAAATATCTTAAAGAATGTAATAAAATAGATGAAAAATACTTGAATCACAATATATGTTCATTATACCCTTCAATTAATAAAGGAGACGAAAATAAATGAAAAACATACTAATAATAGTATTAGCAGGTTTATTGTTAGGCACATCATTATCACTTATTGATTCGAATAAAAAATCAGAAACACAATTTAAACACATCATGAGTCAACAACAAACAATCAAAAGTTTAAATCATCAATTGTTTGAAATTGAAATGGAGGGAAACAAATGAGTGTAATTTGGATTGAATGTGAAGGATGTAAGGAAATGAATTGTTTTGTTGATTGGATGGATGACATGATTTGTGATAAATGTCTAGAAAAAGCAATTGAATCAAGATTCAAAAGCAATGATACTTTCATAACTCAATTAAACAAAAGTGGTTTAATGTATCATGGTTATATCAATAAATTCACAGGAATTAGCGACACTCATAGATTCTTTATAGGAACTGAAGATTTCGAAGTAAGACATAATCTATTAAACGATTCTTATATAGTTAAACATGATTCACGAACAATAAAAGTATACAAAAGAATTACATCTACAATTAAATACCTTAAAATGATAGCAAAATACCCCTCCAATTAAGGAAGGGTTTTTTTTCTTTTTCTATGTTTGTTTCACATGAAACATTGCAAGGTTCTACGCTTCCCTATGTACTACGTTTTACCATCTTTCGACTTATTGTACCCCCATCTTTTTAAACATGTCATAACCTGTCGTTCTAACAACCTGATTGTCAAAACGTAGGTTTCCATTTTTAAATACTTTACCCAACTTCATTAAATGATAGTTATCTTTCCACGCTCTAACCAATTTACGATTTTCTGTCATATCTTCTTTAACTATTGCATACACGTCTTTACTTGACGGGTCATGGTCTTGACTCAAAAACATCAATTCTAGTCTAGTGTCAATCCATACACCCATGATAAGACCTTTATAAACAACCGAGAAAACATATTTACTTCCTTTACTTCTTTTCTCAACAAATGTATAATCATCGCCTGTAAATTCATTATCGAGTGCCATGTCTCCATATGTAGTGCCATCAATAAGTTGCCCAAATCTACTTTTTCTAAACTCATTAGCGAATTCTTTTGAGGGAGGTATTTCTACAACAAGTTGAGGATATGCATTAAATCTTTTAGTTATATCAGGTGTTAACCCGAAAAAAATAAAATAAGGATTAATAACAGAAACAGCATTCGATAAACAAACACATCTCGTATTCGGTCTATCTCTAAATACCGTATGAAGTAAATTTAGTAATCCCTCAACTTCATTCGGAATATAACCACTATTATCTTTCTCACGAATAAACTCATCAAACATCATAAAATCTATTAAAGGATATTCTTTAGATTTATAACTCTGCCATTGAGACAATTGGAAAGCTAATCCCGCTAACTTTCCATTGATATAAAACTTTCTTCCTTTTACCTCAAATTCAACATCAAGAAAATCTTTTTGAATAGCATCAAAGAACGTTTCCATTCCTTTTAATTCTTCTTTATACCTACGAATATATCCAAACATTTTTCCATGTTTTAAAAATTGTCTAACGGCATAGGATTTCATGGAATATGTTTTCCCTATAGAGCGTCCGCCGATACAAAATGAAAGCATTCTGTTATAAGATAACAACTTATCAGGACTATAATATAATGATATGTCTTTAGATTGTACATTTTTAGCTTTAACTATTTTTCCAATAGGTTGTTCTGTCGATATTTCATTATTTTCTTCTTTTAATATCTTTTCAATAAGTTGTTGTTTCACTTGTTCCATAAAACCCTACACCTTTCTAGTTAGATAAATTTACCCCAATAACTTGAGCGTTGACCATTTGCAGATGTTCCACTTGCAATATAACCATAACTATTTCCACGTTTTTGACGTAGCCATACATAGCCTTCTTGTTCAACTCCAAAACCATCATAATTAATAATTTCACCCTTATTCAAAGTAGCAATAACTTCAGCACCAACAAAAGGAGCATTTCTCAATTGAATAGAAGTGTTTAATTCGAATCTTCCACTTTCTTTAATAAACCAACTAGAATCATATTCTTTCGTTTCTTGTTGTTCTTGTTTTCCCTTCCCAGTAAAGTATTCCAATCCCTTACTACCTACAAGAGAATTCAAATCACATTTTCCAATACCGTCAACATATCCCGTTTCTGTATATTGCCAAATATCACAAGGATAATTCGGTTTGTTTCCGCCATATCGTGGAATCCAAACAAAATCACAATTTACATTACCCATCCCAAACGGTTCATACATATGATGTCCAACATATAAACCTACTTTTTCAGCACCTAGTTTTCTAAGCTCATCAATAAAAGCTTGCGTGCCGCTTCTCATATTTGCCATTGTTTTCACTTCAACATCAGCTACCCATACAGTCGCTTTTTTATCTCCACGATTCCAAAAATCTTGTGCTTCTTTTCTTGCATCATCTTCAGAAACAAAACGACAAAATGCATAGTTACCAAATGGGATATCTCTATATTTCATAGCTTCGATATAAACCTTATACATGGGGTCTACATAATTACTTCCATCTTGTACCCTAGCAATAATAAAATCTATATCACTTTTAGCTGTATCCCAATCAATGTTCCCATTCCATTTAGATATATCTATAATATTACTCATTTCTTCCCATCCCCTTTAAAAGCTCTATTAATAAAATCAATAAAACTATCAACTTCTTTATCATCTTCGGCAAGCTTCAAATGATTTAATATAGAATTAATCTCACTTAATAAATAACCAATATAGAACACATATAACGCACTAATTCCAATAGGTTCTGGAACTAATAACATCAACGGAATACAAAACACTAATATAATAAACAATACTATCTTCCTAGCAATACCAAAAATAGCCTTATCACTAGAAAACTTCACATCAGGATTAAATTTAGCATTCAACCACCCCACAAGAAAATCAATAACATTTGCAATCAAAATCAAAGTTAAAATATACATCAATTTATAACTATCATTTTGCAACCAATACTTTAACCAATCTAAAATATCCAATTCCATAACCTTTCCTTTCTACCATTTCCACCCGTTTACTTGGTCGGAAAGTAGTTGTTTAATATAATCATCTAATTTATCTTTTTCTTTATCGCCTTCAGTTGTTCCATCACCACATGAATTTATAGTACCGTCACCAGTAGTATAATATTGAATCATAAAAGCATATAAGAAGTTTCCACCATCTTTATAGCGCATCGTTTCCCCTAAAGCTATACTTATTTCATTCACATAAGGAACCATAGCCCCATTTGTGTTACCTAGAGAAGGAGCAACAACATCACGACTATAAGTTTTTGCTAGTGGTATTGTGTTTTTACCTCCATTTTTACCAATATATCTCGCATAACCAATCCCATAGTTATATTGTTGGAACGTTGTCCATATATCAACATTATACTGTTTTGAAGTTTCTATTGATTCTTTAAAGTGTTTCACTCCATAATGTATGGATTCCATCGGGTCTTTAATTGTATTCATAGCCCACCCTTGAGACTCAGAACTTTGCATCGGGTCACCACCAGAACCACCGCTTTCAACCATCATCAAAGCAAGTAACGGAACAACCGCATCAGGAACCCCTTGTTTTTCACATTCGGTTCGCATGGCTCCTTCATAACTTCTTACTTTACTATTAACCTTATCATTTAACTGAAATGTACCATCACCCGTAACACTCGGACAACTACCATTTATATTTCCCGTTGTATCATCAGTAGTAACCCATGTATAACCATAATTATTAACAATCTCAGTATCGTTTACAAAGAACGCTTCCCAATTATGGATTGCATTAGACTTATCAAAAACACTACCATTCATAACCTCAATATGTAAATGGTCACCAGTTGCAAACCCAGCTACACCAGTTTGCCCACATTTTTCACCTTGTTTTCTCTTATCCCCAACTCTATAATTAGAATGGTGATTATCATGCCAAAACATATATACCATTTTCTTTGTTCCTGTAGGGGTGTTCACTTCACTATCAGAACCCCACATTGTCCCTGCACTACCTTGTTGAATAACAGTCATATCACATGGAGCAAAATACCATGCCTCTCTTGTTCTTTCACCGCTTTTTGTTAGATGAATATAATCTATTGCTTTCGCTTTACTATGTGAGAAATCACCGCTTTCTCCTTGAGTAATATACATGACATCCATAGGAAATAATGAGTTTTGTTTCCCATTACTTCCCACAGATTTTTGTCCCTCTTTCATTAATGTTTAAAGCGATACTGTGCAAACGTTTTGCTTGCGTAGTCAGTCGCACCATTTACGAGAATAGGATTTTCCGCACTGCCTTTGTTATGTCCTTGTCTAAAAATAAATATCTCACGGTTTTTAATCATTAAGATATTCATAGCATAGTTATTAAGGTTTGGCTCTTCTGTTTCCGGGTCTAACATGTAAGCATCTAAGGAAATATGATAGATAGGACGATTAGGATTACTATCATCAATGTGAACAACGTCTTTATGAAGATGACCATTTAAAATACCCATTACCCGTACAGGTTTAGGATTATTCATGGTAATTTCAAAATCATTAATTTTCCCATCAATCGAATAAGTAGAACCAAAATTTATATAATTTTCATAATGCATTGCCGTAGTCATTGTTCGTCTAGAACGTTGAATAGGATTATTTTCTATATTTTCACTAGGGAAATAATATCCAGTGTCTTCAGTAACAACCGTACCACTATTTAAATAAGGTTTTAACGTTTTTGTTTCGCCTCTGTCTAATGCTCTTATCATTTGACGAATAATACCATCATTATAAAGAAGTTCTTTTTCAATCTTTCCATTTGTTCCCTGATAATAGTTAGGATAACAAACACGAGAAGTTGAATCTATTTGTTCCGCTTTACCATCCCAATAATGCAAGTCGCCCCCGTTTAATTCAGTAGCTAAAGGAACATGAACCATAAAAAGAACTCGCCAAAATTCTGAATCATCGCCTTTTGGTTTAAAGTTAAAAGCATAATCATTTAACCATTTAATTTGTCGTGGTGAAATTCCGTAGGCGTTAATATCAGGATATCTTAGTTCTCCATTTGTTGTTCTTGTTCTTGGGATATCCATAGTATTAATTCCAATTACACGAATTTTCTTATCTTCATAATCTTTATAAAAAGCATGTGTATATTCATCTTGCATTGTAACTTTATTATCCTTCATAAATAATAAATGCTCTTCCAATGGGCTAAGTCGATGAACGATACCGTTACGCTCTCCATAAATTTTAGGTTTACGGTGTTGTAAGTCTTCATAATAACCACCCGTATCATGATTGCCTAACATCTTAATATAGTCTTTTGTTAAATCATGATATTCAACAATTGACTGGAATATATTTGACGGTGAAATATCACCATTAATATAATCACCTAAATGATATTTATCGTTAATGCCGACCATTTGATTGATAACATTGTTATACATAATAACTTCTTTTTTAGAATTATAGATTCTTGTTCGTTTTTCATCCCATCCATAATGTGTATCTGTCACAAGAGCAAGCGAGAAATCAGCATTTTTAATATTTTCATTCACACGTTTCCAATAATAATATTGGTCTGTAATATTTTGGCTTCGTACTCTTCCTAAATAATTGCTTTGTACATCGACTTCTTTTTTATACTCATCTACCTTATCATTGATATCGCCTAAAACTTTTTGATTGATTAATTTTTCAAACGTTCCATCTTCTAACCATTGATTCATTACATCAAGAACGGCTTCTTCTAATCCTTCATTGAGTAACCATTCAATTACTTCATTCCATTTTTCTAACATTTCATTGGTTACTTCAGTTAACAATCTAATATATTCAATTATGTTTGTTAACTGTTCATAAATAGAAAGGGAAGAGTCATAGGCTGATGGTAGGTAACGTCTATAATATGATTGTAAATCAAACGTTAATTTCTGTACTTTTTGCATTTGTGGTTTAGCCATTTTAATTTATCCCTCCTAATACACCAACATAAATAAGTCTCGTCTCATTTCCTCATGAATCATATTTTCAATTCGTAAGAAAGTATTACGATACTTTGCAAGCATTTCTTGATATGTTTCACTACCAATTTTACCTACATAATGTTCGTTTTCATTTCCTTTTCTATCTTCATTGTTTTTACCATCTTGATAACCATCGTTTTGACTTGTCCCTTTTGTATTAGCACTTGCAACTGTCGCATCTAATCCATTTGATTTAGAATGTGCTTCATCGTGTGTTGTGCTTGAATTAATAGAGTTTTCTAACGCATTTTTCTTAGTCGACTCATCAATACCAATCTTTCCATCACTATGATTATTATTCGTGTTTTCCTCAATATCCGATGCATAAGGAATAATTCCTTTTCCTTCTTCAGTTGTAATATCAAGTCTATTATCAGGAGTATCCGCGTGTACTTTTCTATTAAACCCATTTTCATTTATTGTATTCGTGTTATTACCTTTTTTACTACCAATATCTTCAACGGTTTTATCATTCGTACCCTTTGATGTACCATCACTATTCATCGTCCCAATTATTTCACTTGTTGTATCACTATTACTATTGTTATCTGTATTAAACTTTCCATCATCATGACTATCGACTCGAAAAGTTCCATTCTTATTGTCAGTATGGTCGTTCTTTCTATCCATAATTGTATTTAAAAATGGTTCAAATTTTAACAATTCACTTTCAAACATCTTGTTCCAATAACCCATATTCACAAGTAGCCAGTTTTCTAAATGGAATTTGAATAGTTCCTTTGTTTCAAAACCAACTTCCACCATATAGAACCTACGAATAATATTCGTTTCAAAATCTTTTCTCTTCGATTCATCAAAGAATGGATACCAAAAATCGAATAATTTAGGTCTACCTATTTCAATTTTCTCACGAATAGAAAGAGGGGAGGGGTTAAACTGACTAAAACTATCAATATATCGTCTTAGTTCTACACTATATAGTGCCATTCTCTTCCCCCTCTTTCGAACTATCCAGTTGTTGCATAAATTCATCTTCTATTTCATGTCTTACTTTCACACTTACATTCAACCCATACAATTCATTAATTCTTTCACAAGCTTCTTCTCTTGATTTAAGCATAATGTTTCCGCTTGCTTCAATTTGTTCATTATTGGATTCAACTTCATCTGAAACCATACGTTCCTTCTTATCCATATTCGCATTTTTAATTCCAAAATACGTCATAGCTTCAAGCCATACAGCATTTTTCTGTAAGTTCAATTTATCAACAACAAAAGGAGCATCAGTTCTAAATACTTTAATTGAATCAGCATCGAAGTTTTTATTTACAACAATAACGGGGGCGTTACCCTCATATTGATTGTAAATATTTTTCAATGAAAATTGGTTGTTGTCTTCAGCCGTAATTAAAACAGGTGTCTTTTGTGCATTCTGATTGATTCGAATAATTTCTTTCAATTCCGCTAAATCTTGCGCAAACATCATAACCGAATTCATGCTAGGTAAATGCATATCATTATTGTAAATGACAACGCCTTGTTCTTCTGGATTCGCTTTTGTACCATTATTATAGATTTCAAAGTCTTTATTTTCTAATTGTGGCGTAGCTGTTCTAAATTTAGTGGGTAGTAAATAGTGATTTACACCACTTATAGCACCTTGTACAGTAATATATCCAATTGTAGGTTCATTGTAAAACCCAACATATCCATGTGTATGAAGCATCATTTCAAGATAACGGGGGTCAACTGTTTTTGGCAAACCTTCCCATTCAAACAATTGAAAAGCTAAACTTGATAAATATCTAGCATAATGATAGTAATAACGATTGCCCTGATATTTTTCTATCATATTTGGATTTAAATACATATCTGTATTTCCATACATCTATAACACCTCATTGCTTAAAGCATAGTTTCCGATATCATTGGTGTGCCATAATGTAATACCACCATCGAAAACTTGTTTTATTTCATTTAAATCTTCATTATTTAAATCCCCTGTTATATTACAACTTTTCGTTTCAACATAATTCCAGTTTTTACGAGTATGTAAAGCAGGTATTTTTATTTCATTTTTCTTATATCCAAACATATTAAAGAATTGTTCTAATCTTTTACGATATTCAGGTTTTAATGTTTTCTTGATTAATGTAATTCCGTCATAACGATGTCCCATATCATAAGATGTATTTGAACCTTGCTTACTTAATTGTGGGGGCATATTCCCTATATCTTTTTGTTTGGCTTGCAACGCTTCCATTTGCAAGTGTGCATTTCCAGCGCCTTTTACAGCTCCTACCGCTCCACCTGCTAAAGACGAAACACCACCTGCCATTGTGACAGGGTTTGTCATCATTGCCATACCGCCAGCCATTTGAAGACCACTACTTGCAACATTCATAGCACCATTAAAATTAATCTGTGCTTTTTGATTCTCAATACTATTCTTATTACCTTGTAAATAAGCGTTCAAAAGATTAGAGATAACGGGTATATCCTGAGAGTTATTATTAATCAATGCATACTGGTTATCTTGGTGATTAGTCATACTTGCTTTATCATTATATTTCTGCATGCCATAACTAACTTTATTAGAAGTTCCCAGCGAACCCTTAATATTTAAAAGAATATTAGAATCATAAATATATTCAATTTTGTAATCAGTTCGATTTCCTTTGAAATCATCCAATGTTAATAAGGTATAAGGATACATATATAATTTCGTTTCTGTATAACTAGGAACACCACTATATTTTCCACCTAAATCATAGGTTTCTGTTTTATAACGTTTCAAGTCATTCAGATACAAACAACTTATATTTTCGTTTGCGCTACCGCTTTCACCAACTTGTACAGCTTCAAATTTTTGGTCTTTTTCAGTGAATTTTACACGTAGAAAGGTTTCTCCTCCTCCTGTAACACTAATTGGACATCCTATAGATTCAGTTACATAAATGGAAGCAATATCACCATCACTCTTTTTAGCCGTTTGTAGCATGTTTAAAAAATCTTCGGGTTCTGTCATAGGTGTTTCTCCTCCATCGGAGTTAACAAAAATAACACCCTCACCATCTAAGGTCATAGGCAACACATACCAACAAAGAGGTTGCGCAACCCCGTTATAACGTGCCTTGTTTTTCCCTGCATTAGTTCCATGTAATGGCATTGTAGTAACCATTACAAGGAATTTAATGTTTTTATTAGGGATAAACTGAGTAACATGAACATCATCATATTCAAGACCATAATCTAGACCTTCGTCAGCTGTATTTACAACTGGTGTACCATCGGGATTCCATAAAGGACAATGTTCTCTTACTACAAAGGACGGTTTAATATTTATTTTAAATCTCCACGTTTGAAGCACATCAATTTCGAAATAGACATAAGTTACACTTCTATTTTTTCGTTCTAACTTTGTAACGAACGCATAAAACCACTTATTACTATAGCCTGTATTACGGAATCTCATGTAATTGGTATCACGCAAACTATCAATAGGAGCATCAACACTCACATACGCTTTTCCGTTATTTTCGACAAAAGTCGCTTCAATCATCTTGTGAACGAGTGAACGGGAATCAAAATATGAAACTTGGTCGGTTTCATTATCAAACCATCTTGTATTTTTATAATCATTACTAAATGGTACACCCTTTAAAAAGTCTATATTACTTCCTGATATCGGTATAACTGCCATATATTACTCACCTCACTTTCCCTATAATTCTTTTAATCTTTTAAGCCGTTGTTACAGTAACTTCCGCTGTATCACTTAATTGTTTTGAATCAACTGTAGCTTTATACGTCACTGTTAATTTTGTTCCAACTGGTTCTGTTGCATCAACTGTTAATAATCCAGTAGGTGAAACCGTAGTGCCTGCTTTTGTTTTACCAGTTACTTCAAATGAAGGAGACGTTGCCGTTCCATCCTCAACTGTTCCTGTAAATTGTTGTGTTAACCCTTGTTTTACATTAGCTGTTTTTGGGGTAATTTTAGCAACTGGAACAACCACTGAAGGCTCATCACCAGTAGAGAATACAACCGCATTTTCTAATGTTGAACAAGAATGCAACTGCCAAATGTGTAAGAAGTATGTCCAATATAAACCTTTCGGATTGTAAATATTAGTCATTTCAATATTTGTATCATAAGACATGAACCAATCTTCATCAACAAGCACCGCTTTAATTTCAGGGTTTGCAAATTCATCAATTACAGTCACTTTAGAAAGGAAGTCAGTATGTGACATATTAAACGCAACCGCTAATACTTCCACATCAATTTCAGCTTCTGTATCCGCATCAATAAATAAATGTAGTCCTTCTAATTCAGAGCGTGTATGTACACCTGTATGATTGTATTTTCGTGAACCCATACCGAGTGAAACTTTTTTCACCATTGCACGAATCTTTTTAATGAATTGTTTTGTTGCATCAGGTGTTTTTGTTGGGTCTTCTACCTTCACATGATGGAAGTAACCTTTTGCATAATAATCATCAATCAGTTTTCGCATGTATAAATATTCGTCTAATTCCTGTGAATTATATAAAGCTTCAAAAATACCAGAAATGAAGTTGTCTAAATTTTGATAACTTGTGAAAGCTGATTTTAATTCTTGTTGTGAAATTGTTTGTTCATAGAAATCTTGACGGTTACGTTGATGGAAGAAAACCTTCACATCTGGAATTTCACGTTTGAATAAAGTTGTTTCAGCATCTTTCGGGTCAAAACGTTTCGCCTTCGTGATGTCTGTAAATACTTCTTCAATTGTATAACCCATCGGCATCATACCTTTTTTAAATTTACCTAGTGGGTTTTTAAGGGATTTATGTTTGATAACAACTAAACCGATTCTATCAATCAATTGATTTAAGAAATCATTTTTATGTTGTAACAATGAGTTGATACCGATACCAACTTCACCGATATTGCGGTCATCCGCTAATGGTACAGCATTTGCATATGCACCACCTAATTCAGAACGAATTGCGTTTAGCATGTCTGCTGTGTTTGTGATATTTACATCAGCCGTTGAAAGCGTATCATAAATATCTGACATTCTAATTGTTGCCATGTTGTTTTCCTTCTCTCTTTGTTGTTTTTTGTTTTGCTGTCTAGCTACACCTCACAGAAGTTAGAACTCTTTCACAAATCTTTTCAAGAAATGTTTTTCTTTTAAGATTCATTCAATCGTTTACACTTCTAAACGTTCGGTTTTGCCTTTCATCCTTTCGCTATTTCCCAGCGAGTAAATCCGAAAGAGTTACATTCTTCTTTTTCTCTTCCTTTTTCTTTTCTTGGAATCCCTCAAAATCACGTTCCTGAGCCGATAATTTATTGAAGTAATTCACATTTGCTTCTATTAAAGACTCATTCTTTGATTTCAATTTTTCCATGTTAGTCTGAATCTCAGTAGATGTTTTCTCGAATGAAGTTCTATCTTCACGTAAAGATAGTACGATTTCGGCTTTACGTGCTTCATCAAGTTCCCCACCTAATAATTCAGTTAACATTCCTTCATGTTCTTCAGGTTTTAAAGTTGTCAAAATAATCGTCTCCCTTTTTCTTGTATTTGTGTAACAAGATTTTTTCTTGACCACAAAATGTATCTTATCTTTTTAATTAAAAACTGTAAATCAATCTTCATATAAGAATAAGTAAATTTTATTACTTCAAAATCTAAAAACCGAGTTTCTTCTATATAAATGTGTTTATATCTTTTGTTCTTTTTCTTTTCTTCCTTATGTTCTTTTATTCTTTTTTCAATTTCTTTTAAATTAGGTCTTTACATTTTAATCATTTTCCTGTAATATAAATCTTGTAAACGAGAGAACAACAAAACAAGGTCTTTTGAACTTGAATGTTTTTCTTTACTTACATAATTCAATTAAAAACTATCTTGACAAATTCATTAAGAAAATGTTAAGATGATATTAAATAAAACTAATCGAAAGAAGGAAATTAAAATGAAATTTATTACTCGTACTATCGTATCTACTGAAATTCAAGTTGCTGAAATGCCTATCGGAGGAACTGAATTCATTCAATTAGCTCCAATCGTAAAATCTGGTAAAGTGAAAGCTGAAAAAGCTGTTAAAATTGCTCAAAAAGAATATAGTGGGAAACAAGTTGTTGTAACAGCTATTAACACATTAGAAGAAAAACGCAAAATGGACGAAGAAATGTTCATGGAATTATCTGAAGTAGTTGCACCTGATGAAGTGGTAGAAGAATCTGATTCTGAAGAGGTAGAAGCACCACAACATGAAGAAGAGCAAATCGCTTAATATAATAGAAGAAACTCGGTGAAACATGTTTAGCAATATGAGTCACAAAGATATTTTCGCTTTATCTTTTATCACTTTTCTTGTTACTTTAATTTTTAAATTGATTTTGAACTTACTCTTCTAAGAGGTAAAACAATGACATCTTTTACAATAGCTATCGTAGCATTTCTTATTGGTTGTATTTTGGCTTTGGTTTTAAGGTCTTAGGTCTTTCGGGGAAGAAAAAAGCTCTCTTTGAATAAGCCCTTAGGGCGTATTCTCGGAGAGCGAAAGATTAAACCTTAAAAACAAACATCTTAGAATAAACATGCTATAGCTGTTCGAACGAATGTGAGTTACAGATATAGTACTAGGTGACTATGATTGTCTTAACGTAAGTTTAGAGAATCAAGGAACGTAGACAATAGAATGTTGGTGGGTGTAAAAGAATCCCTTAAATGTTAAACGGAAAAACAGCCAACAATAAAGTCCTTACGCTTGCCGGTTTTTGGATAAACAACTTAGAACAAACATAAGTTCAAAAGAATAAACATCTTAGAAAAATTTTTGGGAAGATAAATGTGAATCTTTTAAAAGAGGATAGAAAACCAAACCCAAAACAAAACATACTGGTGATTGCTATTACTGTTCATTAGAAGGAAAACTAAATAAACCCGTATAACGTAAATACGTAAAAGAACGAAAAGGAAGGAAAACCGAGAAAAACCCTTGTTAGTTAGACCCAGAAACATTTAGGGCTATAACTATGACAAGTAAAATATAAAAGCCGTCAAGGAAAAGACGTTAAACCCGTGGTGTGTAAAACACGTATAAAACACGAGGAGAAAAGACCTCACGACTCCCTAAAGGAAAATAGGTCAAACCCGTTATCGAATAACGTAAAAGCGCCCTTGAGGAAAGAAGGGCAGACCTAAACCCGTTTGGTGGAACGTAAAACCACCTACATAAAATTACATCTTATATTGACATTAGGGAAAGACCTAAAAGAATAAATTAAACAACTTGACATTAGGGAAAGACCTAAAACAAATAAAATGCAGAAGAGTAAAATCTTCATGTTTTCGTGAACAAGGAAAAGTTGATAAAACCTGTTACGGTCAAAACATTAAAACCAAAAACAATATGATAAAACATGTTGTTGTCTTTTTGACAGTAGGAAAGACTACAAACAATCAGACCGAAAAGGTCAAAATAAACATAACGGATATCGTTGAAGATATTCTACACATTAAGTTGATAACTAAGCAGGTTTGTTAGAACCATAAAAACTAAATCGTAAGGACAAACTAAAAACCCGTTCCCATAATTGGAATGTATAACTTACAACTTAGAACAAAACAAAAGAAATTAATGAATTGTCGTTTCTTGATTTCTACATATAAGTTCACAGACTTATAGTTAAACTTTTATTAAACAATACAAGCGAAATAATACTTGCAAGAGTGAGAACTTTATGGTATTATTAAATCAGGGTTAAGGAAGCTAACTTCTCCCACTCTGATAATAACAACTTATCTGAATAGAGGTTTCATACAACTGAGAATAACACATATCCAGTCAAAGACACCTAACATATATTATTTAACTCCTTTAGAGCCATAGAATGACATATACCGAGAGACACTCGAAAAGATAGGTTGTTATTATGAGGGTAAAACGTTTAAAACAATGAACCCCTAAACAAAACAATGAAAAGAGGAATTTTATTATGAATACTGTAAACATTATTGGACGTTTAACGAAAGATGCTGAGTTAAAAGCAACACCAGGTGGGAAATTTGTTGCTACAACAACATTAGCTGTCAATCGTAACTTTGAAAATGCAAATGGTGAGCGTGAAGCTGATTTCATCCAAGTGGTAATTTGGAATAAACGTGCAGAAACATTTGCAAATCATGTTAGAAAAGGTCATCAAGTAGGAATTACTGGTGAACTTCGTACACGTAATTATGATGGTGAACATGGAAAAGTTTATGTTACTGAAGTATTGGTTAGTGATTTTACTTTCGTAGAAAAGAAACCACAAACTCAACAAGCTTGAAAGGGTAAGGATAAAGAAAAACCTATTCAAACATTTTCTATGAGCCATTCTGAAAAGATGGAATTAGGATTTGATGAACAAGGAAAACCATATCCATATCCATATGAAAATGTTGGTCAAACGATTGATATAAGCGATGATGATTTACCATTTTAATAAAGAAAAGGGATGCTTAAACGGTATCCCTTTTGTTTTGACTAAAACAGCTTAGAGAAATAGGGGAAATTACATAATGGGGTTAACACCTAGAAGAAAGAACAACACAAGTAAAAATATTTATCGTTTGACAATTGGTAGAGACATTGTAATAGAAGGAACAATCGAAGAGTTAGCATATAGAATGGATATGAAACCAACATCTATTTTGCAAACATCAATGCCGGCTTATCAAAAAGCAAGAAAAAAACAACGTTTTAAATTAGAGGTAATCGGCTTACTAGATATGTCTAAAATATATCAAATGTTTGATAAAGAAAATAGATGGCTAGGAACTGGAACAATTCCTGAACTAGCTGAAGAAACAGGATATACAAGACATTATTTACATACTTTTATAGAAGGTTCTAAATCATTAGATAGTTATATGAAGTCGAGGGTTAAGGAAGATGCAAAACCACCAATCACATTAATTAGAGTAGAGGATTAATTTTCTCTACTTTTTATTATTTAGGGGGTTGAAGAAAAAGATTTTATGTGGTAAAATATTCTTATGTTAATGAAAGGAATGAAGAAAATAATGGGAAAATTAATAGATATGACAGGAAAAAAGTATGGTATGCTTACTTGTCTTTCTCAAAATGGAAGAAATGTAGATGGTCACATTATGTGGACTTTCGAATGTGATTGTGGGAATGTGAAAACGATTATTGGAAACGATGTTCGACAAGGTAAGTCAACTAGTTGTGGTTGTTATCATAAGAAAATCATGAAGGGTAACAGACACCATAAAGGGAAACAAGCTGTATAATAAATAAAAACATCTTGGATTAATACATAAAGCAATAATTTCACCTTGATATAATTTGTCCACCCTATCATCATAGAAAGTTACAGATTAAAACATAAAACAATTATTGCCTCTTAGAAAATCATTTAAAGAGGAGAATGAAACATGGCAAGAAAAAAGAAAAAGAAAGCGCCTAAATTTACACCGAGTAAAAAGGATTTTGAAAAGTTAGCTAAGGTTAATAAGAGCGGACAAGCTTTTATTAATTATCGTATTAAGAAATTTAATATTGATATTTCTAGTGATGTTGGTATTAAAAAAGATATGTCATCTTTTAAAACTCGTAACGAGTTTAATGTTTACATGGAACGTATGGGGAAACTTAAAAATAATGCTAACTTTAAATTTAAAAAGTTCGGGGATACGGTAGCAACTCAATCTCAAATCAATCAAAGTAAACGTGAAATGTTAGGTATTGAAAAATCAATGAAAAAGGTAAAAGGGAAGAAGAATACTTTTGTTAATAAACATGATATAGAGTACACGAAAGAAGAGTTGTTTATGGAAAACCTTCGAACGAATGTTGCCCGTGATATGGAAAAGAAAAGACAAGCTACTCTTTCAAGTTTACCTAAATATAATAGAAAAGGCGACCTACTTAAAAAAGAGGTTCGACCAACTGAAAAAGCGACAGAAGTAAAAGTTAGACAAAAGTTTAACCCGAATAAAATTTATAGTAAAGGTCAAAAGGAAATGAGACAAGAAGATTTAGAACGTGTTTCTTCTCCTGACAGATATAAAAAGTATGAGGGTTTGATTAAACAGAATCAGATGGAAAAATTAATGTGGGCTTTTGGTGATGATGCTGAAGATGTGAGAGCATACTTTAATAAAATGAGTGATAGAGAATTTGAGAATTTCTATTTCATGTATAAAGATTCAAGCATGGGCTTTAATGAATATGATTCAGAGCAAATGCTAGGTGATTCAAAAGAAGTAGACGACAAATTAAATGGTGTTTTGGAACGTATCAGAACGGACATTCAGCGTTATGATAAAAATCGTGAAAAATACATAATGATGAAAGATGCAGACCATTGGAAACCAAAACCAGTTAAAAAGAAAAAACTTTAAAGGGGTAAAGCATATGGTAGTAAATAAAACAAAGAAAAAGAGAGTTAAAATAAAAACATATGCATGTGATTTTGAAACAAACACCGAAGCATGGTTACATAATGATGCGTGGGTTAAACATTTAGATGAGGGCATTCAAGCTTGGGTTTGGGCGTGGGGCACAACTGAAATAAAAGAGGAAATGAGTTTTAAAGGGGAATTGGACAATTTCATTTATGGGAAATCTATTAGTGAATATGTAGATTGGATGTTATCAAGCTCTAAAAATATTTGGTTTCACAATTTAAAATTTGATGGGTCGTATGTGGCGGTCGAATTATTACGTCGTGGTTTTGAATTTACGTTTGACCAAAACCCTTCAAAAGGTCAATTCACTGGTTTGATTGATGGGAAAAAGATGTGGTTTAATCTTAAAGTTTGTGGAGAAGGTAGTAGAGGAGGTAAAACCGTTGTTACTATTAAAGATTCATTAAAGAAAGTACCTTTCGGTCTGCGAACATGTGCAACGGCTTTCGGTTTGGATGTATTTAAAGATGAATTAGATTATGATATGATTCGTTATCCTTATGAGCCTATTACACCAGCAGATTATAAGTATTTAAAAAAAGATGTAGAGATAACAGCGAAGATAATACATTTTCAAGTATTTCAAAGTGGGTTGAATAAAACGACTATTGGTAGCGATGCTTTATTTGAATTTAAAAAGACTTTAGGAGATAATTCAAAGGAATATAATGCAGAATGGGAGCGTTTATTCCCTCTTGTAGATTATGACACTGACGAATTTATTCGTAAATCATATTTTGGTGGTATTACACAAGTAAAACCAGGGATGGAAGGAAAAGTGATTGGTGAGGGTTGTGTGTTTGATATCAATTCCATGTATCCTTATGTACAACGATATATGCCTTTACCGTGGGGATTACCTGAATATTATGAAGGAGAATATGAACATGATGAAGAATATCCTTTATATATACAACGTGTTCAATTTTCATTCAGAGTTAAAAAGGATTGGTTGCCCGTTATTCAGTTAAAGAAAAGAAATGTTGAATTTAATTTTGCTGATGAAGATGACGAAAGAAAATTCAATCCACGTGAATTTCAAAAGACAAGTAACGGGGAAATTGTTACAATGTATTTGACAAGTATACAATGGGAACAAATCAAACGTCACTATGATTTAGACAATGTTGAGTTTATTGATGGTTACAAGTTTCAATCTAAAGTGGGTGTGTTTGAAAAACACATTGCTAAATGGTTAGCTGTAAAAATTAAAGCTAGTGAAGAGGGAAATGATTCAGCAAAAAGTTTGTCAAAACTTCTTTTGAATAGCCCTTACGGAAAATTTGGAACTGGTACGGATAAAGTAAACATGGGTGTAAAATTAGACAAAGAAAAAGGTAGTTTACAATTTACCCTTGAAGATGAAGAACAAATAAAACTTATGACACCTGAAGAGTATCGACAATATGAACTTGATAACATGGGCAAACCTGTTTATACCGCTTACGCTTCATTTGTAACAGCCTACGCAAGAAATATTTTAACAGAAACAATTATGAAGGTTTACCATAGATTTATATATTGTGATACAGATTCCATTCACTTATTAGGGACTGAAACACCTGAGGAATTGAAAGATGTTATTGACGGGAACAAGCTTGGTTTTTGGGATAAAGAAGGTGAGTTTGAAAAGGCTAAATTTATTCGTGCGAAAACCTATTGTGAAATGTTATATGCAAAAGAGATAGAAATCGTTGATAGATGGGGAGACCGTGTTACAATTAAAAAGCATTGTAGTAAAGAAGAAGCAACCACAACGGATAAAAACTTGAAATGCGCAGGAATGCAAGCACAATTAAAGGATTTAGTTGAATTTGATGAGTTTGAAATAGGTTTAAAGATTGACCCCTATAACCCTGCAAAAGAAAAATGGAGAGGTAAAGGGAAGTTGATGCCTTCACAAGTTAAGGGTGGTACTTTGCTGAAGATTAGAAAGTTTAGTTTGAATTAAGGGAGTTAAAACATGTGGTGTAAATTATGTGATGACAGAATTATTGAATACACAGTAAAAATAAATGGTAATAAAATTGATGTTTGTAAAAGCTGTTATAGTATGTGTGGGGATGAAAGTAAAAAGAATTAAAAGAAAACCAATAACATAAAAGAGGTGTCCAACATGAAAGAAATTAACGTATACGATTTTAAACCTGAGATTAAGGATGGAATTATGAAGACTATTTATACCGTAAATGGTCTTCTAAATGAAATTGATTTTTCCTTATTAAATAAAGATACAATTGACATGTATCTTGAGGGATGTATAGAAATGTGTTCAGCTCCTTATAAAGAAAGACAACATGATAAGTTGTATTGTGGTTTGATTTTTAACGGTAAACAGTTTAGAGGATATGTATATAATAAAGATAAAACTGATTTAATACATGAGATAGAAGAACATACACATGATTTTATGATTCCTAAGTATGCTATTGTTGAGGTTTTGCATTAATGACTATAAAAATTAAGAATGGGAGAGATTAGAAATGAAATTGAAAGAATTAATTAAAGAACTGGAATTATTGGATAGTGAAAAAGAAGTAGTTGTTGAAAGTGATGGTATTAGAAGTGAACTAATTTCCATAACTGAAGACGATGTTATCATTATTGAGGGGTTGTAATAAAAATGTTAGAACAGAAAACATATGATTTTAAAGGAAAGATTTCAGGAAGTATTAAAGAAAATCCTCATATTGCTTTATTGAATAACGTGGAGTTCACACAACAACAATATGATAATGTTTACAGTAGTGAGTTGAAATATAATACTACGGTTGCACCACAAGTTAAAATAACTTTTAAAGTTGATATTCCTGTGGAACAAATTCAGATTGTACAGTTTATTTTTACAGCAAAAGCAACTGATAGATATTTTCTTGCAAGATGTGGAGAAGATGCAAAATATCAAAGTTCAGCCGATTACAGACAACGTATTTTGCAAGCTGATAAAGTTGAAATTAAAAACGGTGAAATATTTGCTACTTTTGGTAGTAGAGCTAATATTGACACTTATTTATATGGTGTGAAATTGGTTGTTACGTATGATGGTTTAATAGATGTTTATAGTGGAAACTATTTTTATGAAGATAGTTTAAACACTCAAAAGAGAGTTGATATTAAGAAAGAAACCTTCACTAAAATTATGACAGATTTACAAGCATTACCGTTAAACAGTGTGGACTATGTTACATTCACGAAAGTTCCAAGGGATGTTATAACGGATTAAAATAACGTTTGCAATAATGATTGAATTATGGTAATATGAAGATAGTTGATAAATAAAAGGATAAGGGGATTCAAAAGAATCCTCTTTACATATGGAGGTAAGTTAAATGGAAAAGAAAATGTTGAATTCGGTGTATGGTAAGTTTGGGGAAAGTAAAATGGTTAACCCTTTAGAAAAATTTAAAACTAGTGTATTAAATGATGAATTAAAAGTTGTAGAGGAGAATGAGGTTAAAGCTGAAATGATGTTGAATTGTGTTTATGGAAAACATTGTGGTGATAGAGAAGATTATTTGAAAGTTGTGGAAGAGAATGAAGGTTTGGAAAGAAACGAACTATATTATAAAGATTATATTAGAGGTTTGAAACAAGACTTAAAAGAGAAAATTATTTTGATTGAGGAATTGAAAGAAAATAATGAAGTGTTGTTAAATTTAATTAAAACTAAAAACAATAATATTGAGCAACAACAGGAAGAGATTGAAAAACTTTCTTATGAAAATGCTGATATTAAAGGTTTGAAATCTAAGATAAAAGAGTTAGAAGATAAGTTAGAAAAATGTGAAGAAGTTGAGGAAACTTATACTTTGATTTATGGATGGGAAGATAGTGAAGGAAATCAAAAAGAGTATAAACAAACTGGTTTGTTAAGAGAGGATTATGAGATATTATATGGTATGGATTCTGATAACTGGGATTATCATGTACTTGTGAAGGAGGTGGAATGATGGGAAAGAAATATGTAAAAGAAAAAGAAGCTATAAAAGATTTTGAAAAGATTATTGAACTTTTAACGGAAATTGTTGAAGAACATAAGGGAGAAAAATCTAAATAAGATGTATAAGTACGTCTTATGTGTACGATGTATATGTAAGACGTATACAAGATATAGACAATAAAACAGTGAAAACCCAATATATTGTAAGACGTATATGTACGACTTGTATGTATAGGTTGTATATGTGCGTCTTATATGTACGGTGTATGGAAAGAGGAAAAATAATGATTGAAATTGTTATGTTTACTGGTGAAAATTGTGGGAAGTGTAAGTATGCTAAATTTATGTTGGAAAGTTGTCCGGCGGACGTTAAAATTATTGAGAGAAATGTGGATAAAAATGAAGATTATAGAAATGAGTTAAAAGAGAAATATGGTTCTATGACTCTTCCAACATTGGTTATTCATGATAAACCTTATATTGGATTTGAGGAAAATTTAGGTGAAATTATGGAGGTTGTTGGGGTATGATGAGAGGAGCCTTTGAATTACAACGTGAAGTTGATGAATTAATTAGTGAAAAGATTGATGAATCTTTTGATGATACTATTAATGATAGAAAAATTGCTTTTCATGTAGAGTTATGTGAGTTAGCTAATGAAGTGGGATTCTTTAAATATTGGAAACTATCACATGTTAGAAGTCACGATAAAATTAAAGATGAATGGGCTGATTGTTTAGCTTTCTTGAATAGTATTAGTTTATCAATGGATATAGATAGTGAATTGATTGATGATTTGATAGGAATTGATTTTACTAAAGGTGTAAACATTGAATTTCATTTTCAGAAGTTGATGTTTAATAAGTTGTATGACTATGTTGATATTGAATCAGCTTATAAAGATTTATTCCGTTTAGGTTGTAGGATGGGTTTTTCTATTAGTGAATTATTTGAAGCTTATAGACTTAAAACGAATGAAAATATTCGTAGAGCAAAGGAAGGGTATTGATGGTTTTATATGGTTGCACAAAACATAAATGGCAAAGTGATACACAAGCTTGTCAATATTGTAAGACAGAAAATGAAGATATTATAAATAAACCTAATCATTATCATAAGGGCGGAATTGATTTATTTAGTTTTGGGGAACAAAAATTTTCAAAAGAAGAAATGCATGGTTTTTATAAATTAAATGTTATGAAATATTTAACTAGGGTAGGAAAGAAGGATAATGTTGTTCAAGATTTAAAGAAAGCTGAAAGATATTTACAACAACTTATAAAATTGGAAGAGGGAAAATAAATTGGAATTCACCGTTGAAGCTAACAAGAAACGTCAACATGACATCGGTAAAATAACTTATACTGATAAGCAACATGTTAAGGTATATTTGTGGATATATAAATTAAATAAATTATCTGATTTAAAAACATTGACTTTTGAGAATAGAGAAAGAGCTATGATACATATTGAGAATTTAATTAAAACTACAAATTATGATTTAATAAGTTTTACTAACGAATCTAAAAGCGAACGTTTTCCTGAACGTTATTTTATTGGATTAAGAAAATAAATCTTGACAAAATGAAGGAAGTGTGTTATACTTGTAAAGTAAGACATTACTTCTGCCATATTGTATGTGAGAGGGGAAATCTAGGGTGAAACCTACCTCATCATTTTGGAAGCTGATTACTTCTTGCAATAAAGAAGCTTTAATGATTTTACAATTATGTCATCATGTGAACAGTACCGAAAGGGAAATAAGTAACATGATGATTTTTATTAAAGGAGTGAACTATATAAATGACAAATGTAATTATTTATAAAACAGGTAGACAAACACTAGAT